GGAACTAACTTTTCTTTCTTAGCATCTCTAAGAGTAGTGTTTCTTTCCTTACCATTAGCACCGATGATAGTATACATCGGGTCTCCCTCTTGAGTATACCAATGTCCTGACTCAGCCGTAAATTTATTATAGCTATCTAACTCTGTATTGTCAACAAGTTTTTCATTTTCCTTTATCATTTTCTGCTTCCTTGAATGCTTTAATAACATCCGATGAGAATAATTTTTGTAAGTTAACCAAGAACATTCTACTTGCTTTATGGTCACCACCGGATACAGTTTTAAATGTATCTAATTTATCTACTATTGTTCTAAGTACATCAGTCTTAAATACTAATGTGCAGAACTCGTTGTCACCTACACATAGATTATGAAACCAGTAGTCTGCTTCAGTAGCCTTGATACCTGAAGGCTTACCCCATGATTCATATTCAATACATATGTTGCCTGTCTTTTGCCACATATCTTTTTCTGATTTTACTTCTATCTTTTTATTGGTTAGCATTTCTGCTATCTTCTCTTCTCTAACTGTACCATAAGCTAAGTCTATATCAAATTTCTTTCTATTAGCTTTAGCAGGTTTCATTTCTTTAGTGGGTTTCATACCAGTTCTCTCCTATTTTGTATTCCCCTGTCAAAGGGCAACGCATGTTATAATGTTCCGATGCTCGTTCAATGGACGTTACTCCTAGCTTTCCTACAAATTCTGCTTGGCTTTCCTTGACTTCAATCTGCCATTCATCATGTATATTAGCTACAAACTTTGCATCAATATCGTTCAAGTCTATAAGTTCCTGTAGAAAACACATGGCTTTCTTCATGACTATAGCACCACCACCCTGTAACAGAGTATTAAGTGCAGCATGTTGGCTTCTTATATATATCTTCCTACCATCCAGCCCTTTCAAGAATCCTCTTTCAGATGCTTTCTGGACTTTCTCTTTTAGTATTTTAAGAGGGGGCAAGTTCTTAAAGAATGTTTGTTTTAATTCTTTACCCTTCTTCATACTACCACCTGCAACACTACCTATCTTAGCGTCACCTGCTCCATACACCAATGCATATATGAATGTCTTAGCTTGGTCTCTTGTTTTAAGACCGGCAAGTTTTTGATTAGTGGTGTGTATGTCACCATTAATAACTTCATTAATATAATCTTTATCGTTCATATAGTGTGCTAACATTCTGAGCTCAAGCCCACTAGCATCTATACCTACGAGTTTATAACCTTCGGGAACAGTCCAACAAGAACGACACTCTTTTCCATAAGGACTTCCTGAGTTAGGAACTTGTGCCATGTTAGGACTTCTATGTGTCATCCTACCTGTGATAGTTCCGTTAGGTATTACACTGCCATGAACTCTGTCACCTTTTAAGTGGTCTATCCAAGAGGTAACTTGTGCTATTCTTTTTTGATAAAGCAAGAAGTCTGCAATTAGTTTAGCTTCTTTTATATGCTCAATCTTTTTAAGAGTTCCTTCGTCTACAATAGGCTGACCTGTTGGTGTAAAGTTTACAGGCTTCCAGCCGAAGTCAATAAGATATTCTCCTATTTGTTTACGGCTACCTAAATTAAACTCAACAAGTTTTTTTCTCATAAAATTATCAACACATTGGGTTGTTAAGCAGTTGTTGTATTCATCATCTGTTAAGCCACGTTTAGATAACTCTCCATCTTTTCTAATGTATGGAGTAACTAACTTATCATCTACCCACTTAGGTTTAAATGTGTTATGTACTTCATCCTCTACCTCTAACTGTTTGGCTTTTAATTCAGCCAACAGTATCATTGCTTCCTTAGTATTAAAGAAGAACCCAGTCTTTTCTTGTTGTCTCATTATCTTAGCTACTGAATGCTCAAGATTAACAGACTCTTCACTAAAGATAGTCCCTTCTTTTAATAAGTAATTATATACTGATTCATTTAACTTTACATCTTGAATACAATAGTCCAGCATAGCAGGGGTGTACTCGTCAAAAGTTGCTGGTGATTCTTGCTTCATCATACCAACACGCCAACCCCAAGCCTTCAAGCTATGTCCATTCTCACGAACAGGATTGAATAGCCTAGACATTACCAATGTATCTTCTAGATTCTTAGTAAGTTTAGCACCATGTAATCTTTCTAAGACAGGGATATCATAGCCTATGATGTTGTGTCCAATCAATACTTCAGCACTTTCTAGGAACTTAATTCCTTCAGCTATCTGACTATTGTCAAAGGTATGTACTACACCATTCCATTCTTTAGCTACGATACACCATACTTTAGTAGGGTTTAATCCGTCTGCTTCTATGTCAAATATTATTTTAGAATTGTTCGTTGTCAAATGTTTCCTCCTCTGATACTTCAAACAATCTGCCTGTATCAGGATTATATTTGAGACCACAAGCTAATCCTGTGTCTCCTGTGTACCTTGATTTGAGTACACGAACCTTGGTTGTATTGGCTTCTTCAGGATTGGCTGCCTGTTGATTTCTCTCTAGGGCAATGACACAATCAGATAACTGTGCTATACCTGCCGAACCTTTAAGATGTGACAGTGAAACTTCGACACCATTCTCATGTCCCTTGTCTCCACTTGCTCTACGAAGATGCGATACTAATATCATACCGATACCTGTCTCTTCTACAAGACTACGCAGTCTGTTCATAAGCATATCAATACCTCGTCTTTCGTCACCTTCTGATAAGACATTGACAAGCATATGTAAATGGTCAACTATAACCCACTTACATTCACAGCCTACAATAATATATCTAAGCTTGGAAAAGATATCATCTATATCCGTAGCCCCTAGATGAGCATGGATATAAACCCTACCTTTCGGTATAGCTTTATCAAACAAAGTTGTCAGCTCTTCTTCACTATAGTTCTTGCGTTTCTCTGTCAAGTACAGTCTATCGTTAGCTTCGATAGATAAGATACCATCAGCAGTTCTTAACCAGTTCTCTTCGAGAGCAACGATACCTACATTGTCAGTAGTGTTTTGGATAAGGTGATGTTCTAGTTCTCTAGTAACACTAGACTTACCAAGACCTGTGCCACCTGTTAAGGTTACAAGTTCTCCCTTACGCATTCCATATAGTTTCTTGTTGAGTCCTTCCCAAGGATACGCAACACTCTCCTTCTCTTCTCTATGCAACCAATCATTTTTCTGTGATGATAGTTCCATGATACCTGAAGGGGTGTAAGTCTTGGAGTTCCACCAAGCCTGTGTAAATTCAGGGAATTTCTTTTGCTTGAGCATTTCATTAGCATCTTTGAACCCGTTGGGGAATGACATGATTCTAGTTTTGTTCGGCTTAAGTATCTTAGCTACAGCTTTAGCTGCTTCTTTACCTGCCTTGTCGTTATCAAAACATAGAACTACATTCTCAAATGATTCTACAAATTCTATACTCTCTCGTATATCTTTAACAGCAGCCGAAGCTCCACGCTTTAAGGATACAACTGCCCACTTACCTTGGAAGAGTTCATGCACTGCCATAGCATCACACTCTCCTTCGGTAATAGTGAGATACTTGCCACCTGTATTTCCATACAGCTGTTCACCAAACAAACCTGTCTCGTTAAAGGTTCCATTACATGAGAACTGTTTGTTAGAAACGTACCTTGTCTTAGTACCTACAACTTCACTACCATTAAAGTAAGGGTATACATGTTGTGCTACTTGGTTGTTTCTATCTTTAACAATCTTGACACCGAACTTAGTGGCTGTCTTTTCTGATATACCTCTATCAGTAAGAGAACCATAAGCACCAGTGTATGATGTAAGGAATGTGTTATCGGGCTTGGGTTTATTAGGCATACTAACTACCTTGCTTACTGATTCATCGTCATAGTTTGTAAAGAAACTATCACAACTAAAGCATTTAGCAGAGCCGTTCTCGTTAAGAGAAACAGCATCACTACTGCTACATCTGTTGCATGGTAATTTGTGTTTAATAAATTGTGTTCGTTCTTGTTGCATTTCTATCTCCATTAGAAAGTGGCTAGGCTTTGAGACCTAGCCGAGTTATTTACTTCGAGTCAGTAGTATCTACATCCTCTTCATCTTCATTCGATTCAACCATAGCTTCAGGACTATCATTTAGAATTGCTTCTAAGTTAGCTTGATGTCCTTGCGAGGCATAGTTTAAAGCTTCGGTTACTACATTCAGTGTACCTATCTTACTGACAGATATACTTGCACCAGCTTTTCTTTCGGCATCTTCAATCTTTGAAACATCATAGACTAAGTCACCATCATCATTCTTAATATTGATAATCATATTAAAACTCCTCCCCTTCATCAAAGAACTCAGAGCCATCTTGAGCTTTATACTCTACCAAATCTATAATTTGGATTGCTTGAAAGTCGAGACCTTTCCCTGCCTTACCTGCATATTCCCAATCATATTCATTACACTGCACTCTAACCTTAGAGCCATTACCTACAGCAAGACTAACTTCCTGTTTGTTTTGGTCTAACAATCTAGGTGAAGACCTGACCATACCATTCGGACCATTTACTTTACGTTTGATTACTACAGCAGAACCTTCATCCATCTGCTTAATAGTATGTCCACGGGTTTTAAAGTCATTTGCAGTATCCTCATCAACAACTAAGTTGACTGTATACATTGGTTCAAATGTTGTGTTGGGCTCTTTAATGCTTGCCCAATAAGCTGTTCCATCTACTATCATATTTACCTCCTCGGTGTGTTAATAGTTTGTTAAAAATTGGGAGAGTTGTGAGCTAACTACTCTCGGAGTTATGTACTGAAGCCAAACCAAATCATTTACTATTGGAGATAGAGGGCTTAAAGTTCTTCGGTTACTCGTCATCATGTTGCACATTCTACACTATATCTTCATCAATGTCAAGCATTATATCATCTAAAGTATAAAGACTTTCATCACAAAGTTTAACATAATATTTATCATCAGTCCATGTTGTTTCATATGCTATTTTATTTTCGTAAAGTTCTTGTCCATGTGCAGTAATCCAGTCTATAAATTTCCTGTACTCATCTGTTGTCATCATTGTAAATCC